TTTTAAGTCGTTAGTCTGCTCTTGCATTTTTAAGGATAGAATAATCCACCAACTTAAAATTAATTTAATTAATCCTATATAATCCTTTGACTTTTAAAAGTCAAGTGATATAAATACTTTATGCAAAATAAAAATACAGAAAGGAAACAAATGAGTAAAATAAGAATGAATACTGAATTTAGAAATAAGATTTTAAATCGGTATGTTGAAAGCGCAGAAGAAGAAATAACGCAAGAGAAAGATGCGTTTAATGATGCAAGAGAAAAAGTTGACGCATTATATCCACAAGCTTTTGAACTTGCTAAACTTGTAGTTGGTAGAGCATACCCACAACAAGATGTTGACACTTGCAAAAGTTTAAAAGCAAAGTATGGAAGTCCACTTGATGTTGTAGCAAAAGATAAATGCTTTTATTTTTCTTATGCAAACGAAAATCCAAGTGATGAGGATAATGATGATGGTTTTATATCTGAACATTTTGATTTTGGTTTATTTGGTAGTACAGGAACAAGTGAGTATAACGACCAAACAGGAAAACAATTTGCTTATGCTTATAAAAGAGAAGAACTAAAAGCAAAAGAGTGTAATGCAGATATTCTTGCACAACAAAATGATAAGCAAGATAACCCACATAAAACTAAACACGTTGAGGCAAACGACAAGGCACTAGGGTATAGTCATTATTCTAGTTATAATTCTGACAATGATAATTCAGTTGGAATTACAAGAGAGTTTGATAGTCAATTTTATTTAGATATTATTGGAACATCACATTGTAGGTCAAGAACTATTGCTTGTAGTAAAGACGAGTTTCAAGTTTTTAAAATGTTGAAACAGGCAAAAGCAAATGTCATCACTTGTCATCAAAAATGGATTGATAGTTTGGAAAAACAAAAACAAGCTATGAAAACAGGATTGAAAGCTTATAGATATTTAAGCGAGGGTGTTGAGTTGATGAAAGA